AGTTATATACTCAATTCGAAGCAGAACACAATGGAAGTTCAAAAGCATCTGCATCAAGAGCTAGAAAAGCAATCGGTGAAATCAAAAAACTTGTAACGGATTACAGAAAAGTATCAGTAGAAGAAAATAAGTAATAAGATAAACCATGAGTAAACTATTCCAAGAAAGAATTCCTTTCAAACCATTTGAATACCCAATCTATTATACCGAAGGTTGGTTGAAACAGGCACAAGCTTTTTGGCTCCATACTGAGATACCAATGCAAGGAGATGTAAAAGATTGGAACGAAGTACTAACTGAGTCTGAAAAGAATTTGGTAGGAAATATCCTATTGGGATTTACTCAAACAGAATGTGCAGTTTCTGATTATTGGACTAATATGGTTACCGATTGGTTTCCTAAACACGAAATAAAACAGATGGCAATGATGTTTGGTTCCCAAGAAACTATCCATGCTACTGCATATTCTTATCTAAATGAAACATTAGGGTTGGAAGACTTCTCAGCGTTTTTGCACGAACCTGCAACTGCTGAGAAGTTTGAATTCCTGTCATCAACTACTACTCAATGGAAGCATACTGATTTGGCAACAAATCCTATTGCAAGAAAAGAAGTAGGACGTTCATTGGCAATATTCTCAGCATTCGCTGAAGGAGTATCGTTGTATTCATCATTCGCTGTATTGTACTCATTCCAAATGAGAAATATGTTGAAAGGTGTAGGACAACAAATGAAATGGAGTGTACGTGATGAATCATTGCATTCTAAAATGGGTTGTCAATTATTCAGACACATGTGTGAAGATTTCCCAGAAACATTAGAAGATTCCAAAGAAGGTATCTTTGAAGCCGCTAAACTTATTATTGATTTAGAACATACGTTCATTGATAAAATGTTTGAACATGGTGATTTAGAAAACCTAAAAAAGAAAGACTTAAAGAATTTTATTGTAAAGAGAGTAAATGAAAAACTTCTTGAACTTGGTTACAACGCAAAAGAAGGTAATGAAGAATACTTTACATATGATAAAAAATCAGCATCAGAATTGGATTGGTTTTACCATCTAACTGGTGGATTGACCCATACAGATTTCTTCGCTATTAGACCTACTGATTATAGTAAGGCAAATGAGGGTGAAGATTGGGGAGATTTATTTTAAATGAAAACAAATTACCATAAACGATTACATCCAATATTACACGGAAGTGATATAAAACATTCTAATAACCCTACTGGAATTTTAATAGATATGTTGGTAAGAACAATTAAATACAATATAATAAAGAAAAGACGAAATGGCTAAAAATTACGGTGAAGAGTTGGGTTGGGAACTGGATGTAGATTTCCCATCATGGGGTAATACTGAGATATATGTAAAAACGATATCAAAAGGTTATTTACTTGATGGTGAGAAACCAAAAGATGCATATTGGAGAGTTGCAACCAAAGTGGCACAACGATTAAACAAACCACAAATGGCAAGTAAATTCTTCGATTACATTTGGAAAGGTTGGTTAAACTTGGCAACACCTGTATTATCAAATACTGGTACTGAACGAGGATTGCCAATTTCTTGTTTTGGTATAGATGTAGCCGATTCAATATATGATATCGGTAATAAGAACTTAGAATTAATGTTATTGGCAAAACATGGTGGAGGAGTTGGTATTGGAATCAATCAAATCAGACCGGCCGGTTCTACTATTACAGGAAACGGAACATCGGATGGTGTAATACCATTTGCTAAGATATATGATTCTACAATCCTCGCTACCAACCAAGGTTCGGTAAGAAGAGGAGCAGCATCGGTAAACTTAAACATAGAACATAAAGATTTTGAAGAGTGGTTAGAAATCAGAGAACCCAAAGGTGATGTGAACAGACAATCATTAAATCTTCATCAATGTGCTGTTATTGGTGATAAGTTTATGAGAAAACTTCAAGATGGTAACGAAGAAGCTCGTAGAAAATGGGGTAAGTTACTTCAGAAACGTAAAGCTACAGGAGAACCATATATTATGTATAAGGGCAATATTAATAAAGCAAACCCAGATGCATATAAGAAAAATGGATTAAAAGTACATATGACTAACATATGTTCTGAAATAACTCTACATACTGATGAAAATCATTCATTTGTGTGTTGTTTATCATCATTAAACTTATCTAAATACGATGAGTGGAAAGATACTGATTTAGTTTATACTGCAACTTGGTTCTTAGATGGAGTTCTTTCGGAATTCATCCATAAGGCTAAGAATTTAAAAGGATTTGAACATTCAGTTGCATCTGCTGAAAAAGGTAGAGCATTAGGATTGGGTGTATTAGGATGGCACACGTATTTACAACAAAGAGGAATTCCGTTTGAAGGAATGGAGGCACAATTTGAAACTCGTAAGATATTCTCTCAATTAAAGATTGAATCTGAAAGAGCGAGTAGAGATATGGGTGAAGAATATGGTGAACCACTATGGTGTAGAGAAACTGGTATGAGAAATACTCATTTAAGAGCAATTGCTCCAACGGTATCTAATTCTAAATTGAGTGGTAATGTTTCTCCTGGTATTGAACCATGGGCGGCAAACGTATTCACCGAACAAACATCAAAAGGAACTTTCATCAGAAGAAATGTTGAACTTGAAAAGGTATTAAGAAAAGCTGGTATCAATAATAAAGATACATGGGATCAAATACTAAACGATTTAGGTTCAATACAAGATTTACCAGAATTGGATAAATGGTGTTACTTAAATGGTAAGATGATATTATGTGAGGAGATATCTGATGAGGATTCTCAGAAATCATATCCAGTTAAAGATGTATTCAGAACATTCAAAGAAATCAACCAAATGGATTTGGTTAAACAAGCAGGTGTACGACAACAATACATTGACCAAGGAGTTTCATTGAATTTGGCATTTCCATCGGTGGTATCACCTAAATGGATTAACCAAGTAACAATGGAAGCTTGGAAACAGGGTATTAAGACCCTATACTATATGAGAACAGAATCAGTTCTTAGGGGTGATATTGCTGTAAGAGCAATGGATATCGAATGTGTAAGTTGTGACGGCTAGAATGAAAACAAAAAATTAATTTAATAAAAAATAAAAATATGATAAAAGTAACAAAGTTCTCAGCAAATTGGTGTAATCCGTGTAAAGTGTTAGCACCCATAATGGAAGGCGTAAAATCAAAATTCAAATTAAATGAAATAACATTTACTGATATTGATATTGATACAAACTATGAAGTAGCACAGAAGTACCATGTACGTTCTGTACCAACTGTTATTATTGAGAAAAATGGTGAAGAAGTACAAAGATTCACAGGAGTACAATCCGAAATGGCGTATATAAACGCTTTAAATGAAAATATATAGGAAAACATTTGGTAAGTCCAAATAAATTTCGTATATTTGTAACATAAACATAAACATAATAAATATGGCTAGTATAAAAGTATTTATGAAGGATGAGGAAAAGGACAAGCCCGTTGTTGGTATTCCTAAAGTTCCTAAGAAATTAAGTAAACAGCTGACAAACCAAGATGGTACGAAAACAGTTTATTTTGTTGATAAAAACTATGGACTATCCAATAAGTTAAAATCAGCAATGAATTTCTCCATACTTCATCCAATTGCACCCAATATGTGTGAAATCAATTGTGAAATTGAACGAATAGATTAAAAAACAATAAAACCTAAAACATAAAACAAGTTACATGAAAAAATACACAAACAAACAACTCGAAGAAAATTACAATAAGTTCATCGCAGCAGTAAATAGCTTATTTGAAGGTGAACGATTGGAGAAGTTACTACATATGTACAGTATGGAAGAACTTGGACCAAATCTAATGCTTCAACCTGCAAGTGGTAACATAGGTTATCACAACGCATATGATGGTGGATATATAGACCACATTATGAATGTAGTTAATAACTCAATCAGAATGATGAAACTATATGAAGATATTGGTGGAACTCTTAATTTCACTCGTGATGAATTGTTATTTGCAGCATTCCATCATGATTTAGGAAAACTTGGTAAAAAGGGAGTACTTAATTACTTACCAAATCCGTCTGAATGGCATGTTAAAAACCAAGGAAAGATTTACACAAACAATCCAGAGTTACCATTTATGGATTTAACGGATAGAACATTTCTAACGTTAAGTGATTATGGATTAGAACATACAAGCAACGAATGGTTTGGAATCAGATTAACTGATGGTATGTATGATGATGCAAATATCAAATATCTGAAAACTTATAACCCAGATAATACACTACGTTCGAACATACAGTACATACTACATTGGGCAGACCATATGAGTACTTGTATGGAACGAGATACTCAAAACAAATAATGAGATTACGAGGTGAATCGCATCCACGTTCAAAACTTACGAATGAAGAAGTTTTACAAATTAGAAAACTTTATAAACAAGGATTTTCTACAAATGTAATTGCGCGTAATTATAAAGTTAGTAAATGGAATATTGATGAAATTGTCAATAACCGAACTTGGACACATATCTAAAATAAAACATTATGGCAAATCATTGTTGGAATTACGTAACAATACAAGGAAAAACGGATACATTGGATTTAATAGTAAGTAAATTCGAGGATTATGACAAAGTAGATTACTTTGTTGATTTCGGAAACAACGTGTTAGATATCAATAAAACCGCGGATATGGGATATCATGTATATGGAACTAAATGGTGGGATTTTGAAATTGAAGAAGATGATGATGTAATTTATATTATGGGAGATAGTGCATGGTCACCTCCAATTGATTTAATAGAAAAGATTTGTATTAAATATGGAGTTACTGCAACTATGGAGTATGAAGAATCCGGAATGGATTTTGCTGGAATTGTAAATATGGATTCGAATGTTGGTATTATATCTCATGAGGAATATACATACAATGAATATCAGTACATGAATGATGTAAATCATTGGATAGAACATTTATCGTATAATTACGAAGATGCTACTGAAGACGAGATGAAAAATATATCAGAAGAACATAACTACGCTAGTGAATCGAATATAAAACTATTAATAGAATCTATAAACGAATTAAATAAAAAATTATGCATAGAAAAGTAATATTATCAAATAGAAGTGTCTATCATAAATACACGGAGATTGAAATCGATATTCCAGATAACATCAAAACAGAAGATATTAGTGAATGGATTGGCAGTAATTCAGATACATATGCTGATACATTAGACCACCAACTCACAAACTCACCATATGAATTCGGTTTTGGAATAGATGGTTCGATGGATGAGAAGGATTCCGAATCGGAAACAAGATACGATATAGTGGTAGATAGTAAAATAATCACAGGAGGACATTTATAAAAAATAAACATGGCAAAAACATATATAGAATTAGAAGAGGTGAAGGAGTTGTGTATTAAGGCATTTAATGATGCGAGAGAATTTAGTTCAATTGATGGTATCGTGGATATTGACCAAATATCAGATTTACCTAAAGACTTAATACCAAATGTATTTGATAGTCATTCTTGGATTAACAACAACATACCAAACAAAAAATGAAAACAGTAATAAAAGAATACAAAGATGCACCCAAAAAAGAAATTTGGTTAGATGGTGTATTGTATAATTTCATCTATGGATTATTAGGAGCAATTGTAGTTGTAACGATAACTGCTAAAATTGATATCGCCGTATTACTATCGTATCTTATATATTATTTCTTTTTAGGTAAGGTGGTTAACCGACCTAAATACGTTACCTCTTTGGGTAAATTTATCATATTCCCAATACCAACTGCAATTGGGGCATTTGTGGGTTATAAAATAGCTCCCATGTTAATTGCATTATTATAGAAAATAAGTGTTAAAAAGCTTGTGCGCTTCGTATATATTTCGTATATTTACTATGTAGTTTAGAGAGAGGGAGAGAAACCATCTCAACTACATTAATCTTTAAAAACCTTAAATTATGAATATAATAAACGAAATAAACAAGTTTGTAGAATATTGTAACGACTTTTACAATATAGATAGTGGTGTATATCAAATCGCTACGAAAGAAGAAATCGAATGGGCAGTTGGTAGATTTATGATTCAGCCAAACATTGTTCCAATTGATTTCGATTCACATGATAGAGAACAAGTTAGACAGATAATCGGAAGATAATGGAGAACATAGATGACTTAAAATTATTAATGCAGAAGATTATAACTGATGCATTGTTTAGTAAAGATAGGTTAAAAGGAAAATTCATGACTAAGGATATACGTGAATTCGTAGATAATTGGTTCGAATCACAGGATTGGGAATTATAAATTTATAACAAAATAAAACTTAAATTATGTTTAAATCAATTAAATCAAAATTACTTACGTACCTTTTCACGGATTGGGTACAATCCGAAACGGATATTGAAACATTGCAATTATCTGCAAAATTTATCAAACAAAGAGAAATTGAAATCACAGGAATCAAACCAGTAATGGGATTTCGTTCATACTCAGAAGATAATCAAATCAATGGGTAAATACAAATTCAAAAATAGAAAGTATCCAAAGGACTTTCAATCTGTATGTGATTATATAAAAACCACTAAAGGTGTTGTTGTCAAATTAGGACACACAACATCTTTCATGGGACACTTTAATCGTACAATATACATTCATCATAACTTTGATTTAACAAACAATGGATTGTATGCTTTACTTCATGAAGTAGGACATGTATTACAATCACCAACACGAGTTTCCTCTAATTCATATAAAAACATCGATGATGTTGAAAAACAGAGAGAGTTTGAAATGGGCAGATTTGTAAATGAATTAAACGCATGGGAAATTGGATTATCAGTTGCAAACAAATTAGGATTAATAATAGACAAGAGTGATTGGAATGTACAAAAGAATGAAGCTCTTCTTACCTATTGGTCAAAATAATTAAACATAAACATGAATACAGGAGAAGATATATTTGAGAAATATAAAAAAGGTAATTCTACTTTAGATTATCTACATATTCCTTCAAATGAATGGGAAGAAATAAAGGAAATGTATCCTAAAGATGAGGTCAAGGCCAAATTAGCAGAGGTAGCAATGACATGGCCACCACCATTTGTTAACATCACAGAAAAGGATGCAATTAACGAATACCGAAGATTGAAAACAGTTCGTTATAATGAAATGATTAAAACGGATAAGTCATGGTTTCCACGAAAGGCAGAAGCACCAAAGTATTCATTAGAATATGATGGAACTCCTATGTTAATCAAACGATACAACGGTGGTAACAAGGCATCTGATTATTTTCATCAACGTAATAGATGGGAAGTTAGTGGTTCACAAGGACCAGGTCCTCTTAGAACATGGAGAAATATTAAGTTCATGACTTCTTTAATGGGAGCACTATATTCTCTTAAAATGGAGGATGTATCAGCAAAAACATTAAGAACTTGTTTATCATTAAGAAAATACACGGCATCACAATTCAAACCAGCAGTTGCTAAAACTATATACGATTATTTCAAAGCAGA